CTCATTGAGGAGCACCTTGGCGCCAACAAGGTGTTGGTAGAACTCTTCACAAACCAGCAATGGTGGGTGCAGATTCTGCTGGCGCTACTGGCGTTGTACGTACTGTGGACAGTGATCAGCGCCGCTCTCGTGGCAACAGTCAAAGCGTACAAAACGCTGGCAACAATCGTGGTACTAGCCTTGAAAGGCCTAACAGTGGTCAAGGACGCCATCGCCAGCGGTGTGCAGAGGCTGTTCGCCGCGGTAGCGGCGGCGTGGACGCGAGCGGCTCGGCGCGTCGGTGAGTGGAAGTCTAGACCCAAGACAACCTATTCCGAGCCAGTTGAAGGGGTGCCCCAGATGCCCGAGGAGATGACAGTTAGCCTTCTCGACGTCGAGGCAACCTTGGTGAGACCACCGGTAGGAAAAGCCTACTTTGTCGCAAGGCGCGCGAACCGCACCTACAGATATCCAGTGGCCAAGCACTATGGGCCCCGCAACGCAGCAATCGGCGAGTCGCTAGCAGTCTCAAGGGAGCAGCTCAGTGTCGCCGTCCCCACATTACTCTCACGAGCGGCCAGTTGGCCGCAGAGTGCCGGAGCGTTCTATGACATCACAGTCTCGGAGCTCTTCGGACACTTCAACAAGGTGGCGATTAGGAGTGGCAGGATTGACGGAAATTATTTGGTGACAGCACATCATGTGTATGTCCAGTACGTTACGCGAATCCAGTCCGGCCACGTGATCGCCTTGGTGAACCCTGGAAAGGGCACCACCCACTACATCAGCAAGTCAGCAGACCCTGAGGTCGTTCGGAGAGAGAGTTTGGAGTGGGCGCAGCGCGCAGTCGTACCCACCGGAATGGACTTAGTTCGAGTCCCTTTCGAGTGCCAGGACTTCAAATCAGCAAAAATAGCACGCAAAAGCACAACGGCGCCGGAATTCTACGCGAAACGGCGCAACCACATGACGACAGTTATGCCGACGAAACTATCGGCAACCAACATCCCGGTGTACAAGCTGCACGATGCCAGCACCGACGAGGGAGACTCAGGTTGTGGAGGGTATGAGAGCACGGGCAAGGTGCCCATCATCTCGTACATCCACATCGGAGCACACAAGCGTTCACACAACAATGTGTGCCTCGACTTGACCGAGGTCTACCCTACGCACAGCATCCCCACGGTGAGTGCGGAGAGCCCCGAAGATTTCTCTAGGGCGCACTCCTCTCGCTATGAGGATGCCGACATCGAGCACATACACCAGGTGTATGGCGACCCTCAGAGTGACAGGGTCTGGTTCACGGACGACAACGACCTCATAGGCAACTTACCCAAAAGTGCAAGGAAGTCCATCCTCGGTGATGACGGAGTTTACCGCACGTGGGCAGAAGCCGACGAGTACGAAAACGCACGTGAGCGTCTTAGTGGCGACAGCGAGGAGGGCTACAAGGTCAACAGGCAAGTCTACGACCCTGAGTTCCTCGAGGAGCGGTCCTATCTGTCGGGGCGTCGTGCCATGCGCACCATTCGTGACAGGGAGCAATCCAAGGCGGTCCACAGAGCGATCAGCCAGGAAGCAGTCACAGCCGCGTCAACCGCAGCGGAGCTGAAGGCGGAGATTGAGGAACTCCGCGCGCACAACAAAATCCTCGGCGCAGCACAAGCAGAACTGGCCCGCGTGGTCAGCGAAGCAAACGCAGCACTAGTCCAGCGCACCACGGAGCTGTTGGCGGAAAAACAAACCGCCAAAGACGCTCTGGTCTCCAACCAACAGGAGATGCAAAAGGTCAAGGACAGTCTGGCCACGGCACTCGCTTATCAGTACGAGTCCGACCAGCGCGTCAAAACGGAGAGGGAAAAGGCGGAGGAGTTTCACAGGCAACTCATGGAAGAACGAGGCAAGCTGGTGCACAACCAGGTGCCCCCACCAGTAGCAGCCGCTCCCCCGCCCCCTCCCCCAGTCGCAGCACCTCCCGCCGCGCAACCTACTGAGAAGACAGTTCGAGTAGAATCAAGAGGAGACGGCCGCGCCATGAGAAAGCAACTCACGGCCGCGGGCATTATCACTCCTAGCTCGATCCCCGCAGCCACCCGAGTGGCCCATGCGCGCGAAATCGCCAGGCAGAAGAAGGCCAGCCGAGATCGTGCCCTGCAGCTGTACAAAGCCAGCGAAGCAGAAGCGAAGAAAAGCGAGGACGACCTCTCCAAAGCGATGGCAGAGGCCGAGCCGTCTAAGACCGAGAGCAGACCCGCGACAGTGCGTCCGGAGTCCGTCACCACGACGCAGTTGCCACCCGCCCCAGATATGGGCGGCATCGACGCCGTCGTGTCGGATTTTCTGCCTCCCGCCCCGAGTACCCACGACTCGAAGGTGTGCGCGTAACGTGGGCACTTCCCAGACAATCTGGCGACAACCTGAAATTCCTCGGTTACACTAGGGCCTTACACCCGAAGAAGCTGAGGAAGCCAGCCCCGATGGTATTCCCAAAGGCAGCAGAAGAAATTCTAACGTCACATGGAGTAAACGTCAGTGGCTGGTACATCCCACCCAGTGGGGCCCCTTATGAAGAAATGACTTTGAGGTCCCAGTGTGCGGAGTTGAAGGAGTGTAAGACCAATGATGAATTGCAGTCCATCGTCCAAGAAGTGTGCAAAGAATACCCGCGAACCAAGAACAGCATCAGTGACATCCGCAACCAAGTCCACATCGATATGGTTATGCAGAGCATCAATCCGCAAGCAACGCCTGCGTTTCCGATGTCGTTGTGGTTCGCAACCAACGAAGAGCTGTTGACCAACCAGGCCGCGCTAGTCTACTGCGTTCGTATGGCCCAGTGGCGCGTCGAAGTACTGTCTCACATCAACCAAGATGAGTTAGAGACCAGGCTTCAGGACGATCCATCGTGGGCCGTGCGCAGCAGGCTGGCAGACCCGGTGACGGTCTTGCTCAAGAAGGAGGGTACCAAGGCAAACAAAATAGCAGAGTTCCGTTACAGGTACGTCTGCGCTGAATCGTTCACCGACCAGCTCGTAGAGAAACTACTGTTCCTGAAACAAGATGCAGCCGAGATCGCCCTCTGGCATTCCATCCCATCCAAAAGCGGCATGGGGCTAGACGACGATAAGGCCCGGGAGCTTTACGACTACGCCAGG